CGAGACAACAAACGCGATGTTCGAACAGCCTTGGACGTGAATTTTCTTGATCAAGACTTTTTAAAACCTGCAGACTTGGACAATCAGCTGGATGCGTTTAATCGACTGGATCGCAATGAACTAGAAGATGACCTGTTGCCCAACGTGCTGGATGCTGTAAATGCTGCTTTGTCAGCCACGCAAGAAGCCATGTCAATTACACTGAGCATGCTACCGGGCTATGACGCAGGCTCAGGGTTGAAATGGCGCACAACCGATTCGGAACAGCTGGTTTTGACTAGATACAGCACTCATATTTTTGAACTAACTGTGCCCCGAGAACAAGGCGCAATATTGGATCTGCATCAAGATGGTATTCCTGTGTACCAGAAAATCAACACAGGCGGAACCACTACAATAACTGTTATTCAGAGTCAATAAATACTGTTATAAAAACAAGGAGCCATCGTGGGTGAATTTTTTAAATTGGTAGCCGAAGTAGGCTTCCCGATCGCAGCAGCTATGGGTGCAGGATATTTTGTATTCTTGACATTGAAATTTATTTTGGCTGGCGTAACCAGCAGCGTAAATGGTATCAAAGGCATCATTGGAGCACTGGACAATCGAGTCAAAACCATGAATCACGACGTGATACGAATTGATACTATTGTGAGCAATGCTCTTGGACTCAGACCTGATGTGGACCGTATTGCACGAGCAGATGGCAAGTCAGACGCTCGGAGAGACTGATGTTGTACTTTGACTATAATTGGGATCTAAGCCCAACCACTATTATACCTGATCCTGAGTTGAATACCGACCAATTAGATTGGAAACCTGGGGATTTATTTCAAGTTCAAGAACTTGATGGGAAGAAATTTCTTTGCAGAGTTGACCCTTTGGTTAAATTTATACGGGATGGAGTAAAATAATGGACATAGCTGAACTCATAAACAAATATGGTTTCCCAATCGTGGCAGCCGGAGGCATGGCATATTTGATATACTACGTATGGGAGTGGGCCACCAAAGAAATCAAGCCTGTGCTGAGCGAAGCCAATGCTACACTGATTGCCTTGATTGATCGTATTCGCATGCTAGACAATGACTTGATACGGTTGAATCAAAAAGTCAACACTGTGCTTCATTTGCGTGGCAAAATCATTGAAAGCGAACGTGTACTAGAAGCTCAAAAAGTAGACAGCGAAGCTGAAAAGAAGTTTGAAGCTGCGATCAAAACTGACACACAGAAATAATCAATGCTAGAAATCATCTTAACTTTGGTAATGACCCACATTACCATTATATGTGTCACTCTGTATCTACATCGCGGGCAAGCACATCGTGGCATTGAATTTGATCCTGTGCTAGAACATTTTATGCGAGCCTGGCTGTGGCTCACAACAGGAATGGTCACTGGCCAATGGGTGGCCATACATCGCAAACATCACAGTGCCACAGACCAAGCTGATGATCCTCACAGTCCGCATGTGTTTGGCATCAACCGTGTGCTGTGGCGCGGTGCCTGGCTGTACAATGATGCCAGCAAAGACACCCGCATGGTCAACAACTTCAGCAAAGGCACACCCACTGACTGGATCGAACGCAACTTGTACACACCACACTGCAAACTGGGCATTGTTGCATTGTTGTGTTTAGAAGTATGGCTGTTTCACGGTTGGGGTATTGTGATGTGGCTGGTTCAAATGGCCTGGGTGCCATTTCATGCTGCCGGTGTGGTCAACGGATTAGGTCACTGGTGGGGGTATCGCAACACTGATACTAAAGATTGTAGCCGTAACATTTTTCCTTGGGATTTTTGGATTGGAGGGGAATGCCTGCACAACAATCATCATGCTAATCCTGCTAACCCTAAACTAAGCCGTCGCTGGTTTGAGTTTGATATAGGGTGGATGTGGCTCACAGTGTTTAGAGCACTATGTCTTGCCAGATTAAGGACTTAAATTATTTTTCGTGGGCTATAAATTCTCCCTGCCAACTGGCTGGTAAATCCTGTTGTTTCATAAATTCACAGCGTTCAACCCACATCTTGTAATACTTGTCCATTTGTCCGCCAAATTTGCCTTTTAATTCTCCGCACAAAATGGCTGCGGCATCAAACTGTTTTTCTTTGTACAAGGCATGCATTTTGTTGTGTGTCTCAAGTTCACGAGAATAGTCAGCACCCTTGGTGCGCAACACAGTATAGATCAAATCTGCTACAGTTTTGCCCTTGGGCTGTAAGTTGTCCAACCGCAAGTAGAAGAAATCATTTTGAGTACGGTTATAAGTTTCTGCACCAATGATACATAGAACACCGTAAGCCTTGCAACGTGCTTCTAGTCGTGCGGCTGTTGAAACCATGTCGCCTAGAATATCATAGCTATGACGGTCAGTTGATCCCATCTCACCTATGAAGCCAGTGCCTGTGTTACAGCCCCAGCCCATTGCAGCAGGTGGCAACCCTTGTGCTTCCATTTCTGCGGTGTACACATCCACAGCGTCCAGCATTTCAAGTCCAACTTGAACAATGGTTCTAGCATGGTTGGGATCCTCAATAGGGGCGCCGTGTATGTGCATACTTGCATCGCCCACATACTTGATGACCATGCCTTTGTTATCTAGTATAGGTTGGCTGATAGCATCCATGTAGCCGTTCATGTACTTGCCTAGCCCTCCTACATCATCACCATAGTGTTCACCAATGGGAGTAAAGCCGCGCAGGTCTGAGAACATAACACTTACATCTTTACGCACACCACGCTTGATCAAGTCTGGATCTTTCTGTAGCATCTCTACCACTTCCTTGGAGCAGTAGCCTGCAAACTGTTTCTTAATGGCCTGCTTTTGCAAGAACTCACTTACAAACTTGACGCCATAGGCATGCAGAGCGACCAAAGTTGTGCCAACTGCAAAGGCAGTAGCATCAAATAAGAATAGAAAATTGCTGTAAGCAAGCACACTGCCAACAATACCGCCGCTGACCAAAATAACAACTGTCGCAAGTCCAACATATACCCACCTTGTTAAAAATAGCAGTAACACGCCTGCCAGCAGCACAGACATGATTTCTGCAGAGTCAGCGTATGCAGGTCGCTGTATAACCACACCGTCAGTCATGGTTGCCAACACAGCAGCTTGAAGCTGATGCGGGAACACAGCGCCAATAGCTGTGGGCACAGGATTACCAATACCAGCAGCAGTAGGCCCTACTATCACAATGCCGCCACCAAAATCGTTTGGCAGCTCTGTTAAACTGTGCTGCTGACTCTGTTGACTCCAGTCTACCCATACACGCCCTAGATTGTCAGTGGACACAGGGCCAAATTTTGGTATACGCATTTTCTCCACACCCATATCACTGAGTTTGATTTGTACAGTGGTATCGTTGGCTGCAACTCTTAACACCTCTAGGCTCAGTGCAGGGTATATTTTGCCATCTACTGCGACTACCAAAGGCACCCGACGATTTACACCGTCAATTTCAGGCATGGTTCCTACAATACCTACCCCAGCGGCAGCATTTTCCAGCACTGGTATGTTTGCTATCATGCCAGGATACTGCACAATCCCGTCACCCCATTCGGCGCCAATCACTGCCGATCCTGGCACACGTGGTTGATTTTGTGTGCGATCGCTAGGCACACTGGGCAACACCACAGGATATTGTTTTAGTGCGGCCGCCAACACTGCATCTTTGCCGGACCGATCTGGGTTTGGCATCAACACGTTGAACACAACCAAGCCAGCGTTTCTGTTGTATAGATCCTGAATAATTCTAGCATACTGATCACGAGGAAGTGGCCATTGCCCGTATTTCTCCAGTGTTGCATCGTCGATATCTACCACGTGGATGTTGTTTTGTACCGCGGGCTGACCAGTGATAAGTGTGTCAAAGTAGCGTAGTCTAACGCTTTCGACAAATGAGGGATCTGCTGCACGTATGCCCACAATCAACGCCAAGGTAATCAAGGCTGTCCATGGGCTTAATAGAATTTTTTTAAGCATAAAATATTTAGTGACAAAAAAAGGTGCATATTATGCACCTTTTTATTATAACATTAACATTCTAAGCAGGGCCACACTGTCAATGGTGACCAACAACAAGTAGTTGGCCAACATACCTGAACTACGTCGGGTCCATGCTGCCCAGGCAAAGATAGCGCACTGTGCGATAAACAGTGGGTATAGAATCAAGAAGGGCGGGTTGGGTACTGTGAGCATCATTGTAAAACTACACCCGATGCTGAGAAACCATGCCAATACTTCTAACAGACACCTTGTAGGATTAGACTTGAAATCTTCTCGGATCCAGTCAATTGCCCCTAGTAATGAATTGTTCATAAAGTTGTTGTGAAGCTAGATTTTTGCCCTTGGCCTCAACCTGTATATCAAAATTGTCGCTAAAGCTCAGTGCCCAATCGTTCACAGCAGTGTTCCAACAGAAATCACTGTGTGCCCGAAGCTTTTGCTTTTTAAAACCTCTAGCAAGAAGTTCAGCAAGGTCTGGTCGAACGCTTGCATCATGGTCAACCAAAATATCTTCGCGGCTAGTAGAAAAGTGAAGAGCAGGACGCTCACCACGCCAAGACTCAATAACCCGTAGTACCCTAGGATCCGCAGGGTCGATGTATTGGCCGCTGTTGATCCAGTGGTGGTGAATGTCCAACACAAGAGCCACATGCTCAGCCACAAGCAAAGTAGAGTCAAGCCCATTTGTCATCTCGTCATTTTCAATAGTTATGAGATTTCTAGCCTCGGGGCTAAGTTTCTTTAGAGTGCGAAGAAACTTCTCAGCACCACCCTTGCCCGATAAGTGAACATTGATCTTAAATCCATGATCGTGCCAGCTTGCTCCGTAGCCCATCCACCGTGCCATGTCAGCGTGGTATTCAAATTCGAGAATACTGCGCTCCACAATTTCATCCGCTTCGCTTGCAAGTACACAAAACTGTCCTGGATGGAATGATAGCCGAACACCAAGTCTACGGGCAGCTTCGCCTACAGGGGCAAAGATCTTCTCACAGTGATCTTGAATCTCCTGTTGCTGCCACCATTTGATCCAGCTAGGTTCGGTGTATCCTTGCAGCATTTCTGAGCCCAGTCGCACCATGTGTCGTTCAGGCGGTAGCGTAGCCACACGTTCTATCATGAGCAGCGCCGCACGGGCATTGTGGTTCATGATATCCCACTGACGCTGTTCGGCCTCAGCAGCATGCTCACGCAGCCAGCGCATGGTTGTACTACGACCATTTAGGTCACGATTTTTAGCATTGACTTTCATGCCCGCAGTTTCGGACGGATCATCGAGCCATTTGCAGCAGAAACCAAATTTTTGTGTCATGCAGTAATTATAACAGGATAAATAAATCTAAGCAACCGTTTAGGAGTAAATTTATGAAATACGAGCTAATATGCACATGGAAGCCTGACGCCAATGTGCCATCATGGACCACAGGAGATGATCGGCTGTCCTATCCATTTACCAACCCCAATGATTTTGAAATTACAGATAGAAATGTCAAAAACGGGTGGATCGCTCGTTATGTAAGCGAACACGATTTTGTGGAAAGATTTGATACCCATCTAAAAGTTCATATTATATACAACGATCGAGGAGTAGCCGAGTCTCGTTCTTTGGACAGTTGGGTAGGCAATCCTGATTTTATTTCATTTGAAGTTGTTGATCGTCCAGATCTTTAAGATCTAACCAAATCTAGTGTAACACAATGAAAGCCGCCGCCTAGTGTACGGCTTTGTCTTAGTCGCAACGGAATGACTTCAAACTTATAGCTTTTTAACGTTTTGATTAGTTCAGTTTGGTCGGCATCGCAGATTACAGTATGAGGATTTACGACTAACATGTTCATAGCTATCCATTTTGATGCATAGGGATATTGATAGAAATCTTGAGGCACTACATTGTTTACCCAAATTTTTTGCCAGCCGTCAAATACTTTGGGCACTGTGTCAAAATTTACTCGAGATCCATTGAGCATTACTAATCCTTCACGCAGGGGCACTATGGTAGAATCAATGTGTACCCCTGCATAAAAATTGCATAACTCTATCTCAACGTTAGGGAATACGCTGCACAGCCAATCATAGGCTGCTCGGTTGCCCGATGCAGATTCCAAGAACAACATTTTGTCCCCAAGTCTGCATACATTAGCTGCATCTAATATCATGCCCTCGTGTCTTGGCATAAAATAGTAATGAGCAGCTTGGTCTACAATGTCATGGTAACATTGAAGTTCCATGTCTCTACAAGGATACATCATGGTTGGATTCACAATAGTATCACCATACACCAGCAGTCGGTCCCGTGGACAATAATTATACATGCCGTCGTGAATTTGAAAGTTCAGTGTATCTGGGCGTACAACTTCAACTCCTAATTGCATCAATGTAGTTGCAAGACGATCTAGATCTTCGTTGGCTTCATCTATGATTCTCTGCGGAACTGGGCCTCGAGGAACTGGGGTTTCTTTCCATGTTGTTTTTTGTTCTTCTAATTTAAACACAGGATCATGCACTGGCCAATTGGCCCAGGTGGCGTCGCCTACCATGCATCGTTTTAGTGAGCTCCACTCATTGTATGTTGATATCATAAATGTCCTGTAATTTGCAGTGAATAACGGTCTTCAAGGCCAATATTGGCCGCCATGTGTGGAATGTCATAGTACCATTCCACAGTTTTGCCAGCGTTCCACTCAACATAAGGTTTTCCGTTGGCTTCAAGATAGTGCCCAGGTTTCCAATCTTCTAACAACACTAACGCTCGACGAATTGAGGTTTCTTGTCCTTGAAGATTGAATACTTCAATATAACGACGGTAAAGGTCTTGATGAACTGGCATTACAGTACCGGTGGGCATGCGGTAAAAAGCAATACCAATATCCTTCCAGCCGCGTGCCTGATAAATCTCAACAAATTGCGAGGTCCAACTTGGCAAGCGATGGCGCATGTCAGCAAGGTCTCCACAGATGTTACTGCTGTAACCTTGTGCAAGCCATTGAGCTACAGATTCGGGATCGTTGAACGGTTCCCGAACGTAGTCAATGTGTTTGAATTCATTGTCCCAGAACGGTTCAAGATTGTATTCAACGACCGCGGGTATTACCATAGTGTAAGACTTTTACAGCGTCTGTCGACGAAAGTTTGCGCCATGGATCAACAATGATTGACCCTGCAGGAATTTCACAATATGCTTGTGTACGAGTCTGCTCGCCAGTGTATTCATAAGTGATCTGACGATCATGAGCCCAAAGAACAACTGCTGGACCAGCAATTTCTGAAATTACTTCGTTGTTGTCATCGGCCAGGGGGTCAACATACTTGACATCCACGCCCATCTCTTCAAGATAATGTCCGACCAAGGTGCTGTAGCTGCCAATACAATATGGCACGTCAGGCTTGTAGGCTTTGCCGTGAATCACAATTGGCATTTGTTGATCAGTAGCAGTGGATGTATCGTACAGAAATTTAGCAAGATTTTTTGCTTGTATTTCTCTAGCATGCATCACTGTGTCAAACAAGTCATAGCCGATGTCATACTCTTGTGCAAGCCAACGCAGAGCAATGTTGTCACGAGGGTGGCAAGCGCCTGCATCGCCCATGCCTGCGGTCATGTACTTGGGCCCCATGATACGCATGGTTGAACGTGCTAGAGCATTTGTAACAACATCAACGTTGATATTGCCAATCTTCATAGCAAAGTCTTGAATCATGTTTACAAGTCCTACTTTGGCAGAGATGAATGTGTTGTAGAAGATCTTGATGGCTTCGCATTCATCCCAAGTACCAATTTCATAGCGCGGACTGTTTTGCATCACTGTGTCATACAGTGCACGAAGTTCGCCGGCCAGTGCATTGGGGTTTCCGTCCTCTGTGCCAATCATGATCATTTCAGGGTTGACCATATCCCACTTCACTGATCCCATGGCGATGAGATAAGGGTTATACAAGAATTGATGTTTTTTGTCCAAGCGCGGATAAAAATGCTTTCTAGTTGTGCCCGGCAGCACTGTGGAAATCAACACTACTTTTTTGCTAGTAGTAGCATAGCGGTTGACATTATCGATAGCGTCTAACACAGCAGTGTGACCAAAATCTCGAGGTTCCATGTGACTCGAAGGCACAGATCCGTCATACCCTTCAGCATGTGGTGTAGGCACAGCAATGAAAATCCAATCGCTTTCATTTACCAATTCTTCAATTCCACAAACTTTAACAGAGTTACTTTGACGTGGGTAAATATCGTATCCACGCACTTGGTGCTTTTCTGCCATAACTTCAGCACAATCTAAACCTAATTTCCCAATTCCGATGAATCCCACCTTGCATTTTTTCATTTAATTTCCTTTAATTTCAATCTTGGTCCACGCATTTTTTGTTTTGTTTCTTCTGACAAAACTTTTCCTAAATTTGCTTCTCTAAGTTTTTGCTTTGTTTCTTCTGTTCGAGGTTTTCCATAAGTCCAATGCAAATCCTTTTTTTGACCTTTTTTAGAATTAACATCTTCTGAATATGTTTTTCCTAAATTTGCTTCTCTAAGTTTTTGCTTTGTTTCTTCTGTTGCACGTTGTCCTTTTCTGGTATTGACCTGCTTTGCCCGTGCTTCTCTAATTTTTTGCTTGTGCTCTTCAGATTTTGGTTTTCCCTTATGCACTGTGCCAATTTTAGTCTTAGTAATTTCTGACATTACTCGATTATTAATTGGAGGAGCAGGAGCATCGTTTTTATTAAGGAAATCTTCTCGAGACACAACTTTTAGTCGTCGCAACACTTTGTTTTCCCAGAGTCTAGCATGTTCCTTAGTTAAGAATACTTTTCTAATTTGTATAATGTCAGGATCTCCATGCACTGTTTTCATTGCTGCTACTTCTTTTGATGAAGTAAAATACTTACTCCACAAATCTGTTGGGCTACAATTTTTTGCATAGCGCACACCATAGTAAAATTTATGTTGGGTGGCCCAGCCAATTAAGTATGTGTAAGGTTGGTAGGAATTGGTCATGCTAATATTTATACCAATACCAATAAAACCAATTTATACGGAGAGAAAAAATTAGCGTTCCTTTAGATAGATTATACAATTTTCTTCATGATGTCTGCGACCACGATGTCATAATTTATCGCTATAATCCACATGGGTCAAAAAATATCAAGGACTGCGACAAAATATTCCCAGTTAGTTGGTATGACAACATGACCATACCCCATGCTTGGCATCATGACCAAGAATGCATGGATTCCAAAACAATACCTTTAAAACAAAATTGGTACAAGTTAGACAACGTGTTTTTTAACACTGCTGAACACTCTGTGTGGTTCAAAAATCAAACTGATACTCCGTATCAATTTTACAACAAGATAATTTTGGTGCACAGTGAATTCAACAGTGCTGATATAAAAATATTACAAGAAAACGGATACATTCCGGTGCATTGGTTTAGCCATGCAGCAGTGGCTCGAGATTGGTATAGGTATGCTGAGCATGATTTGTTGCTGAATCCGCAACACAGAACTTTTGAAAAACGATTTTTGATCTATAATCGAGCCTGGGCCGGATCGCGAGAATACAGAATAAAATTTGCTGAAATGTTGGCTACTCATCAGCTGTTAGAACAGTGCAAAACTTCTTTTGGCTTCATAGACAACGATTTACACTACAGCAAGCATGTGTTTAAAAATGCCAGTTGGCAGCCCGACATTGTATTAGAGGATCACTTTAACACAAATACATATCCTTCATCTAGCAGTGCCGATTACGATTCACATGACTATTGCACCACTGCTATAGAAGTGGTGTTAGAGACTATATTTGATTATGAAAAAATACACCTGACTGAAAAAACTCTCAGGGCCATAGCCACAGGAACTCCGTTTATCTTGGTTGGTGCAGCAAACGCATTGACATACCTGAAAAGATACGGATTTGAAACATTCGATCCGTGGATCAACGAAAAATACGATCAGGAATCAAATCCTGTGACCCGCATGCAGATGATCATTGATGAGATGTCAAGGTTGAAAAAATTAGACCACAGCGAATTCACAGAAGTCATGAATCAATGCTTTGCAATAGCTCAACGAAACAAAGACAGATTTTTTAGTTCAGAATTTTTTGATCTAGTGATCAATGAATATCGTCAAGGCATGAACAGTGCTGTAGAAACATGCAAAGAATCTATCAGCTCAAAAAACTGGGAAAAATATCTAGAGCAGAATGGAAAAATACCCGGTGATGTCTCGGCTGTGCTGAGACATTTTGATCTGCTGTAATAATCAGTCCTGTGCTGACTCAGACGATTTTTTGACCAACCGACCAGTCCAATCTAGCCCAGGCGGGTTTTCAATATAATGATTTACTCTTGACTCTAAGTCACTGTAAAAACTATCTACTTCACCGTTCCATCGGCTGTAAAGTT